AAGTTGAGCCCATCATACACTTGCCTACGATTCTTGATCCTAGCCTTAGTGTTGTTTTTGTAACTCGCCAGTTGTTTAATATGTTGTCCGGTCTTTCCCATTTTCCGCTTTCGTCGTGTGCTAATATTTTTAATTTCTCACCATCGTAAGAGTTGTCACCAGTATTTTTCCAGTCAATAGTTGTGTCGAGACCATCAAGTTCTTTTAATTGCTCATTACTTTCAAGCTTTCTTCTAGTAAATTTTGAAGCTGGAACCCTATACGCCAGTTCTGTTTTAGGACGATCCATACCGTCTTGGATCGGCTTGAAGAAAAACGGATAGTTAACGGATATTGGCACAACTTTATCTGTAAACATCTTTTTAGCATCTGATCCAGATTTAGATAATATACCGAATCTGGCATCACTTGATATCGTCGCTTGATTAACAAGCTCTGCTGATGACATAAATGAAAATCCAGACCTTCTGTTTTTAAGGTAGCACATCCCGTAACATCTGTTATCTGCTTTGCATGCTTCCCAAAATATAAAGAATAATCTATTTGCTTCTCTAAAGTCTGGTGCTCCAACGTCGATCTTTGACCATTGTAAGTACATGTAGTGAGTGCCAGTGATATAAGTAGGTTTACCTTTAATATAAAACCAATAACCTTGTTCTCTTTTAGTAAACTCTTTATCAATATAGTCATACCATTTTTCTTTAAATTCTTCTGGATATTCTTCCCAGTCAAATCTATTTTTTATTCTGCTTAGTTCTTTTGGGTAATTTTGCTTTTCCCATCTTTGATCCGCTTTAGTTTCACTTCGTTTAAACGGTTCATCTGTTGCTGGTAAAGCAATCCTGAGATTTTGTATTTCAATGATTTGTCCAATTTGTCCAGTTTTACTTATTACTATAAAATCATAATCAGAGTTATATCCATACTCCCATTTTTTGAAACGATTTTGTTTCTTTAATATTTTAGGATTAACAACGTCTTTAACTTCTACCCAAAGTGTTTGTTGATAAATCATTTGCTTCTCCCTTCTGCAAAACCTTTAAAAGCTTTTTGTTCTTTAAATTCTTTAGGTTTTTCATTTAAAATATCTTCTTCTATTTGTATACGATTAAGTATTTCAAAAGCATCAAATATAGCTAACTTTTTAGTTGCAGCAGCATTTTTTAATCTATCAGCGCTTACATCGTCGTCTGAGTCAACAATCTTTTCTTTTGCTACTTTAATAAGTTCCTCAACTGCTTTTTGCCCAGCTTGGATTATTTTCTTTTTCGTCTCCTTGGTATTCATGCGTTAAGGCTATATCATTTGATTTCATACAATAAAGTCGTTCACCATCTATTATAAACTCAAATTCAGAGTTTGGGGTAAACGTAATAAGCGTTCCAGGCGTTATTCCTAGAGCTTCTAAGGTGTTGTTTGTATACTTTACTATACCAACATTAGGTTGTTCTTCTCTTTTGTCTAAGAAGTTTTGGTTTTTAAGTGGTTTTATAAAACAATAATTTAAATGTGATTTTAAATTATACATATATATTTGTTCAGGTGAGCAAAAATATAATTCATTTTTAAAATAAGTTCCACTATTTTTTTCAATACCTTTCTGGTCATAAAACCTGCGTAAGACATTATGATGTATATGTATTTCATCACCTACTTTTATCTTTGTATTATAAGCTGCTGGAGTCGAAACCACAATAGCTCTTTTACTTACAAAAACATGATTTTCAATACTTGAATTAATAACTAATTCCTTATTATCAACCTTTTTTATATTTTCATATCTTTTATCTAAAGGTTTTATAATAAAATGGTATAAGCTTTTCATTAATAACTAAGATCATATTCCAAAGATACAGCCATGTTGCTGTTAAACTTTTTCCAAGGTAAAACTTCGTTGTTTTTTATTATGTAAATATTATATGAACAATCTTTATCATCAAAAAGTATATTGTTAATAATATGCTTACCATAAACTTCTTGGCCTAAAGAATAATGCATGGCTTCGTTTTTGTAGTCAGCACCTATACTAATCTTTCTTATCTTCTTCATTCTCTACTTTTGTATAAGATCCGTCTTCTAGGTTTATGTTTACTTGGCCATATTTACTTTCTAGTATTTTTTTAGATTCTTCTATATCATTATTAATTTCTGCAACCTTATGCAGCATAGCATGTTTTTTAGTTTCAGCTACTCCTATATCTAAAATTACCTTTTGCAAGTCTTCTTGATATTTTGTAATTTTCTTTAATTCTTCTTTTGTTATTTTATTTTCCATTTAATTTAATTATATTGTTGTTATATATATTTATTTATTCACAAGCAACCGGTGTTCGTGCTCTACCAGAATTATTTATTTCGTAATCGTATTGTACACCATCAAAAACTGCTTTATAATAACCTGGATCAGCTAATTCAGTTCCACCTATATCTAAGTATACTCTATTACCCTGCGCTATTAATGCAGTACCTTCTTTATACAAAAATGTTCCTTCATACGTTACTTCGCATGCTTCGCCTTTTCCAACTGGTTCTGTTGTTGATGCAAATGCTGCTATAGGCAATGGACACAAGCTCAAAAACTGAACTACCCCAGCTGCACTAACGCCATAATAACCACTAACCTCTGCTTCTTTTAAGTATGAAAGAAATAATGATCCAGGAAGAAATGGAGTTTTCCCTTCCGCGTCGGTATATACTTTATCACCATTTTTTAAAGCTTCATCTCCATTATTTTTATAGATCCTGGTATCCTTTTCAAGATCACAAGCACTTAATCCTTCGCCGCCTACAGCAGAACTTAAAAAAGATCCTATTACTTCTATAGGCTCAGATGATCCACCTCCAGGTCTAGACCCAGGTAAACTAGCTAACTCTTGGATTCCCATGCTGAGATTTATTTTCATTTTTTAAGATTTAATTTTTTATCCAGGTCTATTAACTTCTGTTATAAGACCGTCTGCAACTACTATTTCAGTTGCTCTTTCCTGTCTATCTTCTACAATATTTAATGTACCACTAAAGCCATCAATTACTGGTATAACAGTATTTCCTTTTAAAGCTGTAGTACTAGTATCACCTATTTGCAATAGCGAAGTATTGCCAGCCAATGCCTCATTGCTTGCTGTACCAATAACCATACTAACTTTATCTGAATTAGTATTTATTGCATTAGCTTGAGCTCCGGTTATTGTAGTTGGCTTATTTGATAAGCTTGTATAATCACCATTGAAAAGTGAGGTATTGCCGGCTAAAGCCTCATCGCTCGCCGTGCCAATAACCATAGATTTTTTAAGTGTGTTAGCCGAAATTGCCGAAGCTTGACCAGTTGTTATTCCAACCTTTGCACTGTTATCTGATATTTCAGTTGCTTGTCCTGAAGTAATTCCAGTCTTAGCTGTGTTATCTGATATTTCAGTTGCTTGTCCTGTTGTTATACCTACTTTAAGTGTGTTGTCTGATATTTCAGTTGCTTGTCCTGAAGTAATTCCTACTTTAGCAGTATTATCTGCAACATCTGAATTTGCAGCAACTCTTGCTTCTGTGTAATATAAATTAGAAGAACCTTCTGATATATCATCTGTATCTAACACTACAACACCAGTTTTAGTATTAACACTATCTACTGGAGCAGTTGGAGGAATTACTGTGTCACCTCTTAAAGCTGTACTATTAGTGACTCCAAATCCAGGAAATGATGTTTTTAATGTGTTATCTCCTATTTCAGTTGCTTGTCCTGTTGTTATAGTAGTAGTATTGCCAGCTAATGCATCGCTTGCGTTTGTACCTACTTGTAAAAATCCATCAGCTGTTACATCAGCTAAACTACCATTTCTAGTTAAAGTTAAAGTTTCACCTGAATAAGACGCTCCTGTAACATAATAGTTTTCACCAGTACCTGTGGTTATAGACAAATTAGTGTCTCCAGATTGATTTGCTGTAAATTCCGTAGCTGTGCCATTTAATGTTATAGTGAACTTACCGTCGTTAACAGTTGGTAAAGACGCAGAAGTTATAAACTCTTGTCCATTTGTTAATTCATCGTTATTAGTTGGTATAGTAGGTTTATTAGTTAAATTCGTATAATCACCATCAAATGTGCTTTTGCTATTAAAAGTATTCCAATTATCTTTAGTTAAATAACCATCTGTATTAGTATCTGCTTTTGTTATACTTAATGATCCACTTGAGGTTATTGAACCTGACAAAGGCGCGGTTGTTGTTACTGAAATTACAGTTCCTGTATTGTCAGTAAAGTTATCAGGATTTGTGCCATTATATGGAGTAAAACCTAATCCGTTTGTTACGTTGGCACTTGTTAATGACAATGTTCCTCCAAGAGTTAAATTACCAGTATCTGTTACGGTTCCAGAGAGATTTATACCACTAACTGTTCCAGTTCCACTAACAGATTTGACAGACCCATCAGCATCACTAAAAGTTGTAAAATCACTAGAACTTAAATAACCATCTTGTGTCTTGCTTGCTTTTTTTATGGATATAGTTGTAGAACCACCATCTGTTCTTTCTAATGGAGAAGTTGCTGTAATAGTTCTTATAGCACCAGTTAATATACTAGATTTTAATGATGATCCAGATATTTTAACATTACCACTCGCATCATAACCAGCTAAACCAACCACGTCTAGTACATTTGTTTTAGGAATAAATATACTGTTATCACTTATTTTTGCATTAGCCATATTATTTAATTTTCTAAACCTATAACAAAAGTACTATTTTCTAATTCAGCTAAATAATTAACAAAAAAACCAAAAGCACTATTTTCTAGTTGTAAAAAATTAGTTGGATCTTCTGGATCTATAGGCGTATTATTGCCACTACCAGGTCTTGATGAACCCGGCAAGCTAGCTAAACTAGATATACTAATTTTCAAAATTTAAAACAAAGCTATTATTCTTTTTTCAACATCCGCTGCGGTATATGCTTCTGTACCTGCTGGCGCTTCTATTTTCCATATTTTAGTAACTAAAATTGGTAAAAAAGAACCTGCTGTAACACCATAAAAAGTTATTGACTTCGCAAAAGTTGTGTCACTTGGTTGACCTTCCATTACAACTGTTATATTGCCAGCTATACCTACGTATACGCAAGCTCCTCTACTTAGAGTATCGACAGTTTCTCCAGCTGCAGGAGTACCTGTTGTTACTACCACTTGCTGACCAACGGGGGCTTCGCCAACTATGTTTGCTCCCAGTATAGGGGTTGCTGAGTGAGCAAAAACTCTAGGTTGAGCCGCTTCATTACCAGCTAGACCATCTATATCTATATTAGTTATATTTGCCATTTTTTTATTTATTTATTTTTGTAATTTTTTCAGCACCACGACTTCCGAAGTATGCTACATATACTGTTACCAGCAAAGTTTTTAATAAGTTTATCCAAGCTTCATCAACGTTGAATTTTAAATGAAAAGAATCTATAGACATCATAAAAACTGCAGAGGTAGTTAAAAATATAAGAGCTAATGGACGAGTATTTTTAGAAAGCCATGAATCACTTTTCATATCGCTTTTCCATCTACTAGATACTTCTTTCATTTCAGCTATATCTTGTTCTATAAGTCTTAACGCTTGTTCTTTGTCAATAGGCTTAATCTTATTATCACTTGATATAAGATTTTTTACCATACCAAGAGTTCCTTGACTAGGCAATGCATCACCAAGTAATTTTAAAACTTTAGGTGCTTTAGTTGATAAAAAAACTCCTATTTTAGTTTCTTTAAATGTTTTTTTAGCCATTACTTAGTCACCTTATGGGTTTTTCCATCTACTACAAAAGAATCTTTACCTGCTTTTCTAGCTTTTGTTAATTCACCTATAAATTTATTAGCCATAGGGCCTTCTTTCATTGCGGTAGCGCCTTTACTTTTACCTTCTGTCTTGCACCCAAAATTACTAGCATAGTTTGCCATTTTAACAATAGCTGGTTTATATTTTTTAGTACTTTTCATTACTTTACTAGCCGCAGCACAAGTAGATTTACCTGGCATGTTTTTCTTAACCCAGGAAGTAAACTTACCTTTGTTTTTTTCTTTTATTTCTGGAAATTCTTTTTTTGCCATAATACTATTTATTTATGTTGTATGGGAAGTTTTTATTAAACCATTGTTTTCTTTCATCGCATCCGCAACCTCCTGGTATGGCGTCTGCTAATTTTTTTATACCTGTAGCTTTAGTAAACTTTTCTATACTATCGCCAAGACCTTTAGATTTCATAAACTTTTGTATTCTTCAGTTGCATTAAAACTAGGACATGCTTTATTAGCAAACTTGTTGTGTGAATATATAGTAGCAGTTGGATACATTGCTTTAAGTGTTTTAAGCACATTTAAGAGACTATCTTTCTGTTCTTTTGTTCTTGTATCTTTAGGGGTATTACCATCGGTCTCAACGCCACCACAATAGCAAACTCCTATTGAGTTGCGATTATGACCTTTGCAATGAGCACCTGTTTTATCTATATCTCTACCTTTTTTAATAGTACCATCTAATTCTATATAAAAATGATAACCTATATCTGTCCAGCCTCTACCTTCTACGTGCCACTCTTTTATTGTACTTACTGGTACGTCTTGACCTTCTCTAGTTGCAGAGCAATGTATAATGATTTCATTTATACTTCTCATTTTTTAGGTTTTTTACTAGCTTTCATTTGCTCATCACTATCGTAAACATCAGCTTCAGAATTTTTTTGTGTGCGATCTATTATTTTTTTTCCATCACAATAATAAGCATACTTGCTTTTTTCTGCTTGTTCACCATATTTTTTAGACCATTTTTCCCAAAGTTTTTCGCATTTATCTTTATTACCTCTATTTCTCATTATTTCTTTTTTTATGTAATAAAGTCCATTTATGAACAGTGTAGCCTATTGTTAGACTTAATAACAATATTTCTAAAGCTGGTTCTATCCAATTTAAACTAGCTAAAGTAAATGAAGATGCATTTAATAAATACAACTTAAAATCATCTACCCCCACTAATCTTGAGCTAAAAGATTAACATTACCTTTATACATAATATTATCAACAGATAAATCTGACTTTATGTTAACATCTCTTGACGTCATTACTCTTTTACCAGCAGGTCTACATCTATTTGCAGTATTTAATTCAATACCTGATCTTGCTATTACTTTTCCCATGTTTTTATTATTTGTTTTTATTATTTTTGAATATTGATCAATATTTTTAAATTCTACATCTATCATACTATAGTCTACTCTATCATATCCATCTTCGCTTTTATAAACCATTTGCTCTGGCATTTCGTCTGATAGAACACCTTGAAAAGTTCCTTCGCCATTGCTAGGATCTATAAATTTAAATGAATATATATTATAACCTTGCTCTGACTTATCTATTAATCTTATATTAGTTTTTAATCTTCTGTCAGATATGGACCAATTCTTAGGATTAAGACCGCTTTCATCCCACCAGTTGCCTGCAGCATTACCAGCTCCCTGGCCAATTGAGCCCACCGTTGCATGTGCGTTTGGCATATTAGTTGGACCACTGCTGGGCCCAAACGTGCCAGGTGTTGCATTTGGGTCAACTAATGAATTACTTATTTCCCCCCATAATCCCTCTGCCTCTGTTCCAGTGGTAGATTGTGGTGGTGCATATTCAGACTGAGTTTTATATGGAGCATATTCAGAACTTTTGTCTTGACGACCAATATTTCCGCCTACGTTACGGCCGCCTGAATAAACAGCTTTACCGCCTATAGATTCACTTTCATTAATTTCGTCTGCGTCGTAACTTCTTCCAAAAACTTTTCCTCTAGGTTTAGGACCTGGAGGAGGAGGAGGAGGAGCTGGTGAATTACCGCTTGTATCAATAAAATTAGATTCCATTTCACTAGCTGAGTTCCCAGCGTTTCCTTCACCATAAACACTCTGCCAAAACAAATTGCCATAAGAACCTGTAGGATATGGATTAGTAAAAGCAGGTAAAACAGCTGTAGGCCCTTTTTTATCAATATCTCTTTCATCTAAAAATTTATTTTTTCTAGGTATAGGTACTGGATTTGAAAGTGCAGCTAAGTACACTGGATTTATTCTAGCCATATCATCTATTTTTATCTTTATTAACTTCTTTTATAGAAAAGCTCAATACTTTATTAGAGTATGTGTTTTGTTTTAACTTGTTAGGTATGTCTTCTTCACCTAAAATTATACGGTACATCCGACTTATCAGCTGTTTGCACTTGTATGAAACTTTATATATGTGATATTTTTGAGTGGTGTGGTTTCTTTTCCGCCACACTGTAATCCACCCTTGTTTCAATAATCTGTTCCAGCGCCTGTTATCCCAGCTGAATGAGTACGTACCTTTTATAAAATCGTCTTTAGTAAACATATCTATAGCATCTAAATAAACTAGTAGCTCTAAATCTGCATCATTTAAATTATTATTTTTACAAGCCCATTTTCTAATTATTCTATAATGTTTAAGTAAACCTAGTTCTTTTAGATCACTAGATGTTAATTTTCTCATAAAATAACAACCACATCGAACTCTTTAATAATTTTATACTGTTCTTTATTTATTTCAATATTAAATCCAGCGGCTTTGTCATAATAGACTTCGTCACCTTTTTTTAATACAGATACTTCAGAGCCAGGTTCTAAAACCCTAGCTCTTCTATATCTAACATCTTCTCTTTGTTTTTCAGAAAGAATTAAACCACCTTTTGTAGTTACATCAGTTTCTTTTATTGGTTCTATAACCAAATACTTACCTACCGCTTTCATATTCTGATATTATTTATTACACAATCAGTTGAAAGTATAGTAGTGGCTACTGATGCCGCGTTCATTAATGCACTTTTAGTAACTAGCAAAGGATCTATAATTCCGGCTTTTACCATATTAACCGTATTCCCTGTAACCACATCTAGTCCCATGCCTTCTACTTCTGAAGCTTCATAACCTTCAACGCCAGCATTTTTAAGTATCAATTTATAAGGTTCTTTAATAGCACAATAAAGTACTTCTTCACCTATTGACATTGGTTTTAATTGCTGTGCAGCATTTAGCAAAGCTATACCGCCTCCTGGCACTATACCTTCTTTGATCGCAGCTTTTGTAGCACAAATAGCATCTTCTACTCTATCTCTTTTTTCTTTTAATTCTATTTCAGAATTAGCTCCCACTTTAACTGTTGCAACTTTAGCTTTTAATTTAGCTAATCTTCTTTCTAGTCTAATAACAATATGTGGGTTTTTAGTTTCTTTTAATTGATCTTCTATTAAAGTTATAGTTTCTTTTACTTCTTTGTTTTCAGACAAATCAACTTTTAATATAGTATCTTCATTATTAGTGATACACTTTAAACAAGAACCTAAATGTTCAGGTTGTATAATGTCCATATCATCACCTAAGTCTTCATTTATAAGAGTAGCTCCAGTAACTGCACATATATCATTTAATACGTCTTTCTTACTAACACCATATATAGGAGCATCTAATACGTTAACTTTTATATTACCTTTGCTTTTATTCATAGCCAGTGCTGATGCTACTTGAGGATCTACATCAGCTATTATTAATAAACTTCTACCATTTTTAATAATAAATTCAAGGATTGACTGAATCTTCCGCACGTTGGGTATTACTGATTCTACTACTAGAACCAACGGATTTTCAAGCTCAGCCGTTCCTTTTTGTTTATTGGTAATAAAGTGGTTGTTCTTAAGAGCTTGATCATATTGAACACCCTCTATTAACTCAACTACAGTCTCAGGTTGTTCGTTTGTTTCCATCATAACAACCCCTGTCTCATCTACTAATTTGAATGCTTGTCCTATGACCTTGCCCAACTCTATATCATTATTAGCTGATATAGTAGCGACTTGGTCTATTTTTTTACCTGTTACCTTTTTACTATTTTTATTTAAATAGTTTAATACTTTTTTAACACCACTATCAATACCTTGCTTCATCAATCTAGTATTCTCTACTAATTCGTGAGCTTGAGCTTGATCTAGTATAGCTTTGGCTAAAACTGTTGCTGTAGTTGTACCATCTCCAGCGGATGATAATGTTCTTTGAGCAGCCTGTTTTATGAGCGTAGCGCCTATGTTTTCTAATGGATCTTTTAGTGTTATATTATTTGCTACTGTTACTCCATCTTTAGTAATTTGTGGAGTACCGTTTTCATCCTCCATTATAACACACTTACCACTTGCTCCTAAAGTAGAACCAACAGCATTTGTTAATTTTTCTACTCCAGTTAATATCTGACTTCTAGCACCATCGCCAAAAGTCAGATTTTTAACTAACTTTATTTCTTGCATTTAATTTAATTTGATATGATTTATTTTTGAATATTACTCGAAGGTTTTAATTACTTTCGGTCCTTTGGTAAACTCTAGCTTATTAATATAATGTTCAACAGATGCATCTATTGCTTGTTCTGCTCCGGCTATCGTTTCTCTTCTGGTAACATCTACCCATGTTTCAGGATCATTAATGTCTCTATATTCGGTTTGTAAAAAGCCATTAGGTAGTTGAACTATTCTCCAGTTTTTCTTCTGTGAAATATGTTTCCAGTACTTAATGGTATCTTCTGTTGGTTGTGGCGCACTAGACCACGTGTTAGTGCGGGTATATAAAAACGTCATTGTATTTGGTTTTAATTAAACGTTGGTTATTTATATTATCACTTGATAATTCGGTTATTTAGTTTTTTACTTTCTTTACTTTTTTAACTGGGTAAGACTCTACTTTACCGGTTTTGTTGTTCCAGTTATACTCAGT